GCTGAAGAATACTTTGAAGAAATATTTAACACCAAAGAGAAATGAAATACCGAGTCAACTACACCTACTTTGACCAAAGTAAAATGAGGGCTGCCAAATGGGAGCAACGAGAGAAGGACTTTCAAACAATGGAAGAGGCTTTACTCTTTGTCAAGAAGAACGATTGGAATGTATCAGTTAGAAATCTAAACATTCAGCCAGTATTATAATGCAAATAGAGACATTTAAATATGTAGGAAGCGTTCACTTGCTTCCTCATATATCAGTAACATACGACTCGTCAATATGCGATGGATGTATTTCTGTTGGGTGGTTATGGTGGGGCGTTTCTATCGTGTCAAAAAACGGAATGCACTTATGAAGGAGGCATTTGAATACTTTGACAAACATCCCTCAAGCGCAAAGCGAAAAGGAAAGAATATAGAAAGCCACAACGATGAACCCTGGGATGATGGAGAATACGACGAGATTGAATAGAACAGTGTCAGAGTGGAGAAAGAATTGGTTATATATGATATGCCTATACTTTGAGTCCAACTACGAGAAAGTAAAGGAAACAGAAGTATTATCCGATGACAGAATCAGAGTCAACAACGATGAATATAAAGTGGACATCAACGACTACACAGGGTCCGAGTCAAACTATATATTCTTTAACCCATCAAACGGAAGACTTGTCGTGCAACGACAAAACAGAGTCGTGGTAGAACGTTTTGATGTTGAGATTGTTTAGAGTATATTTACGATATGGATAATCACTTTGGAGTACTTACATTTAAGGAGGCACTTATTGCCCGTGGGTACGACATTAAAAATAAGCCGGAAGAACTCAGGTTCCACATTGTCGCAGAGCGCAATGGGTTCGCTGAGTTTTTCTACGTTGAGGAGGACCACGCAAACGTGTGGAACAGCAGACAAGACTTTGACCTTGAATCCGTAAGCTTTGACTTATTAGATTGGTCTGCCGATGATAGCTTTTGGTATGTTATTGTGTGCCGCGCCACAAAGTCTTTTGTCATCGCCCAAAGTTCTGGCATATATAAAGATGAATATCTGACAAAAGAGAATACCTATAAATTACCCAGCGACAAAGTTTTTATTATCAATTACAACGATTTTACAAATGCCGACTCCTGAATATTATATTGGTAAATACAAGACCATTGAAGCCTTTGACGTAGTGTTGGACTTTCAAGAGGACAACTACAACCTGGGCACTGCCATTACTTATCTTCTTCGCGCAGGTAAGAAGACAGGCAATCCAATGGCTCAAGATATTAATAAGGCTATTGCTCACTTGCAACGTGAGTTATTGCATATAGAACAAAATAAAAATGATAAGTAAGGAGGAGGAGCTATTTGATTTTGTTAAGTCTAAATATCTTCCAGACTTAAAAGAGTCTGAATATAAGTATTCAAAATACGATTGCTATTCCGAGAAGTTCAAACTTGATATAGAGTTAAAGTGCAGAGCCACGCACTATGACGACCTACTGATAGAGAAAGCAAAGTATGATGCGCTAATTCTGCGCTCAAAGAATCACGGTACAAAAGCCTTCTATATTAACTCAACGCCTTCGGGCGTTTTTGTGTTTAATCTATCCGCCCTTGAGGAACCTCAATGGGAAGATAGGATGATGCCAAAGACTTCTCACTTCTCCGACAGAGAGAAGATTGTTAAGTGCGTTGGATATATAAATATAAGCAGAGCAAAAAAAGTATATGAACAAGTATGAAAAAGAAATTACTCTCATCCTTGGGCAGCCTCCAAGCCTTAACACTTTCTATGCTGGAAAGCATTGGACTGTTAGAAAAAAACTCGGAGATGAGTACAAGCGACAGGTTAAAAATGCTCTTAGTGCGTTTGATTTTTTCACCATTGACACTTTCACTATTACTATTAGTTACAATAGTAGGTTTGATTGTGACAACAGTATTCTTTGCAGTAAGTTTGTTTCGGACGCGCTCGTTGAGGGTGGCTTTGTTGAAGATGATAACACAAAGCATTATAAGAGCCTGCGAATATATTTTGATAAAGACCTTCCGAAGAAAACATATCAAGTAATAATTAGGTACTATGAACGATGAAATCTTATATCACAATGACCCAGCTGTACAATTAAAAATAGATTCTATTCTTTTTGATATGGCTAAAATATTTGCTAATGTTGGTAAAGACTCAACGTTTGCAGAACACCAACACGCACTACGCAGAGAGCAGGATTTAATGGACAAGATTAAAAAACTTGACCCAGGCTTTGAGAAGCGAATCCGACCATATGGAAAACGTTACCACTGAGAATGAATTAGCCAATCAAAAGATTGAGGTATATATTGCTATAAAAGAAATAATAAACTCGGGAAGGCCCGTTACAATGTATGGGATAAGTATGTTGACCGGACTCTCAACTAGTTATATCTGGATAAACTTTGCATTAAAAGGCAACGTTATGAAAATGATTGAAGATGCAGAGCAAGAAAAAGAAATATGATAAAGAACTAGTTGAGGCTGAGTGCATCATATCAAAACAACAAGGGTTCATAACAGAAAGACTTGGGTCTTTCATCCTTGATAGATGTAATGAGATTTCGGGTTCATCATTTAACATAGAGTCTAAAGAACTTAGGCAGGCTTTAGTTGATGAAGCCGTTATGAGGATATGTGAGAAGTTCCTGGACTATTATGAGGTTGGCCGAAGCGGAGCTAATCTTATAATTGCTATGGCAATAAGCACTATGATTAATAAAATCAAATCACTACGATGGAGTGATGTCTACGGAGAAAAACAAAAATCCTATATCTTTTTCTTTGAGGATGGAGAGTGGATTCGTAGATTAGAAAAACTTAAAAGAGACGATAACATTGGACAAACATTATGAATGAACTACTAATTATTATTTCCGCCGGGATGCTCGGTGCAGGACTTTTTATCTTCGACCCTTATATGGCGATAGTTTCACAGTTTGCAAACTTTAAACCGTTCAACTGCGTTTACTGTTTGACATTCTGGATTACTGCAATCGTTTTTTACTTTATTGATTTTCCAATTTATTACGCTGGAATATCGTCTGTGATTGGGGAACTCACCTATAGAAAACTTGTCAATTATGAAGAAGAGCAGTGATTTTGTTTTCCTTTATTGGGACGATGTACCGTCTTGTTCCTGTGAAGGCAAAAACTGTGTTTGTGGTCTAACTTATAATTATCCTAAAGATGCCGATTCCGGAACCAAATCCGACTGAAACCCGAGAACTATATATTCAACGATGTATGTCAGACGATACAATGAACAAAGAATACCCAAGTAAATCGCAACGATTTGCAGTTTGCAATGTTCAATGGACAAAATCTTTAAAGAAGTAAAAAGGGGGCTTACGCCCCCTTTCTCTTACACACAAAACACACTATCAGCCTGATAGCAGGTCATAAAGACCTAATTACTCTTGTCAAATATAGTAATGCAAAGACTAATGCCAAAGCAAGAGCCAACAAAAATTTAGTTGGGTCCTCTTTCTCACTCATAACAACCTTATCTACAGATACTTCCTTAGTAAAAAAAATTGTATCTTGCGGACAAATGGCATCTACAAGAATAGTATCATTAATTCGGATAATCTTTAAGGAGATGTTATTCTTGACAGTCTCAATCGTATCATACTTATTGCTTACGATTGTATCCCTTAACGTTTTTTCCTTGGTCACGAGAACTGTGTCCACTCTTACAACCTCCTTTTGAATTAGAGTAGGGTCCTTTGCAATCGCACGGTTTAGGTAGTAGTTCGCACCACACGACGTCATTAGAAACAGACATACACTAAGAACCGCAAGCCTCACAATCTTCTGGGTTATCAATGTTACAAGTAGGTTGAGGAGCTTCCTCAAGGTCATTAAGCCAGTTGTCAAAAGTTGATGTATCTTGTTTTCCCATTTACTTTAATTGCTTTAAGGATTTGTTTTCTATTCTTTCCCTTGTGGAATGATACGTGTACCCAGTCTGGATTTTCATCATTACCAAACTCCCATATCAATTGGTCAAAGGTAAGTTTGTTCTTAATGTAATTAAAAATATCAGCATTAAGTTCTTCCATCTGAATATCAGCAGCAGCACCACGAAGTGCGCAATGTTGCGATGAAGATGAACCCCCAATGGCCACATTTAGTTTAGGGCTTCTGAATCCAGAGGATATATTAATTGGCACGGAAAAGTGTTCACGTACTGGCTGTAAAACTTCAATACATAACTCACGTATAAAGTTTATCTGTTGCTCATTAGGGATGTTTACAATACGCTTAGCAATGGCTGTATTGCTATGAATCATCTCTTGTAGAGTAAAGTTCTCAGTAAGTTTCATTTGCCTTGACCACGATAGGCTTTCTTATAATTCTTAGAAGCCTTGTTTGAGCTTTCGCTTTTGCTGTGCTTATGTCGTTTCTTACTATTGGAAACGTAAGTACTTGTTGTTTGGACTTTACTTTTTGCCATCTTTCATATAAAAGAAAGGGAACGCTGCAATTATAAACGCTGAAACCTCTGATAGTTTTGCATTGCCGGTATACACTGCACCAAATGAACCACCAATAAGAACGACTCCTATAACCGTTGTTTTCCAGTTTACAAAAATTCGTTCTATCATTTCTTCTTTGACTTTAATTCGTAAATAGCCTTGTAAATAAGAATAGCAGTTAGGGCGATGGTCATTAATCCGGACACAGCAGAAATGTATTCGTTAACGGGTATAGTTAAAAATGTGATACCGCTCCCAAGCCAGGAAATAATCACGCCATCGTTCTGGTTCATTTTACATCAAAGGATAAACTTTAATATAATATACAAAAAGAAAGGGCTACCAAACGGCAGCCCTCTCCAACCAAAACAAAACTCAACTAAAAATTACACCTCTTCAGGAGACGGCGTAAATTCTCCGGTCTCAACGTCTACTGAGCCGTTTCCGTATTCTTCACGGATTTCATTTAGCAGTTGCTCTGCCTTCTGTTCTGCTTCATCAGATTTAGCCTCAAGAGCCTCCTGACGGGCCTTAATATTTCGCATTGCAATATGAAGGTCTCCAAGCTCCAAACGTAATTTTGTTTGAGCTTCACGAAGGGCATTAACCTGCTCTAATTGTTCTTCTTTAATCTTAGCCATAACCGGTTATAATGTTAACAGTCAAATATAATAAACTTATAACTGTTCTGCAACAACTGAACCAATAGTTTTGGTAACTGATTTAGGGGCCAATTTGTCAGTAATCTGTGAGTCAACTGACGATTTGAGTTCAGCAACGCGCTCCTCGCCCATCTCTGCTTCTACCCATCCGATAACATCTTCGTGGGTAAGCTCTTCAAAGGCTACAAAAGAGGAAGCGTCAATGGTCTCTACAGAGATTGTTTGCGTACCGATAACGGTAGCAGAAACCTCACCAGACTCATCTGTTCCTGTCAAGCGCCAGTGTACGTTATATATAACGTCAGAGAGCGATTCGTGGTTGGGATATGTGTCTACAGTTTTGCAGTCCCAAGAATAGGTATTAGCCATCTTATTTATTTTTAGTTAATTAAATGTACAAATTATTTGCCGATACAGGATGAAACGCCCTCAATAGCACCTTCTGAGGTTATGTAATATGCGGCATTACACATATCAGAATACCACCACATACTTTGACCATCAAACGGCTGGTTTCCTGCTGAGTCTTCAAAGACCATAGTAGACATAGATGGACAAGCGCTACCCGGTCCAAGACCTATGTTAAAATACAGAGTGAAGTCATCTGGCATACCGTAAGTACAAGCGCCATCTTCTGGTCCGTCAGGAGACATAAAACCTTGATTGAAAATAGTAAATGATGTACTGCCCTGAGGCGGAGGTGTCGTTGTGTGGTTGTAACCATACCACTCGCTCATAGCAGCGGGGTTAGATGACGAAGGATACGAAGGTGATGACATATTGATAGCGCCATACCCTCCGTTCTCCGCAGTATCAAGGGAGATAGTAGCGGTACTTGACCGCCCCAGCTCCGTATTGATTTCAGACATCTTTATTGTCCCACTACTTTGTAAAGCCATTGATAATTTCTTTTAGTTCGTCAATCTGCTTTTGCTGTTCCTTCATCGCTTCAACAAGCACTCCTACAATGTTTCCATATGCCACAGAGTACATACCATTTTCGTCTTGATGCACTGCTTCTGGTAGAACTTCAAGGAGTTCTTGCGCTATAACGCCAATAGAGCGCTTCTCTTCGCCTATCTTGTTATAGCCTACACCTCGCATAGACTTAACTGTTTCTAGTGCGTTAGGAATCGTTTCTACGTTTTCCTTTACACGAGCGTCAGAGTATGCAATTACGTCACCACTAGCACGGATAGTCCCTGCAACGTCTAATTCATAACTAGGGCTAGTAGTATTAATCCCCAAGTTTGCCAAACCTCCATTACTAACCAACTGCATTGGATAACTTGTTTGGTCTCCGTTATGGTATAGTCTTCCCCACTTGATTCGTGAACCAGGGCCATCGTGCTGGAACACTATCTGACCCACAATATTTGAAGCGGAAGTTCCGTGGGTAGCCGTAATAGCGTGACCCTCTCCGGCAGCCCAACTTCCTCTTATGTCAATGTCACGATATGTTGCAGCAGTACCATATCCGACAGATACATTGAGAGCAGCGTGGCCGAACTGACTTGAAGTACCTATTCTAGCATTTCCAACAACGTGGAGTTTCTCACTCGGGGCTGTAGTGCCAATACCCACTCTTCCATTACCACTAGCGTAATAAACGTCCTGACCAGTACGCTTCCAGTTTGTTGCTTGGGTATTTGATATTAAAGATGATACAGAAAGGAATCCACTGGTTTCCATACGGATATCCCAGCCGTCATTCCAACGGTAACTTTCATAGTTGCTATGACCAAACTGAGCATCTACAACGGCAATTTTTGGATAAGACCAAGCGTCTGTTATCTCACCAATATAAATGCAGTTTTTAGTGCCATCGTGACCAAAGCGTACTGTGAAGTTTCTGTCAACACCAGAATCGCAAGTGATATGAGCAAATGTGCTGTACCAAGTGCCAGTGGGAGCGTAATTATAACCTCCAAGATCAACAGTAAATGACTCTCCGTCTGAATAATCATATATCTTGACGGTCATACGAATCATCGTATTGGACCAACTCATAGGAAGCGTAATCTTAAACGCCCCCGTTGTTGTTCCGCTACTAAATGCTGCACCTCCGGGGCTTAATACCCGGGTAAAGTTCCCATCTTCATTAGTAAATCCGCCATTAGAACGAACCTCTCCGCTAACGTCTAGTTTAGCCCCCGGACTAGTAGTACCAATACCTACGTTGCCTGAACCTAATACTGTTACAAGATTGCTTTGAAAAGTTCCGGTACCATTTATGGCATTAAAACTAAACCTATACCCTGCCTGCGTATTAAATTGAAGACCTTTTGTGTCTCTATCGTTCCAGTTATGCTTTATTTGGCTATAGATATTTGTCCCGGGGGCATTGAAGGCCCAGTTTATTCCGTATTCCCCGTTAGTACTAGCCCCGGATAGAGTTATAAAATTACTCCCTGATGTACCTCCTACCTGTAAACTGGTTTGAGGACTCGTCGTACCAATGCCGACGTGACCTCCTACAAGGTTAAATAAGTTTCCACCAGCTGCAGTGTAGTGGTAGACTGCATCAGCACTATTAACGTAGGTGATTGCTGCTCTTTCTGTTCCGCTAGTGTTAAGGAATCTTACCTGTGAATTGCCTGATGCATTAGTGTTTTGAAGAGTAATACCGTTATTTGCCGCATTTGTCCCTAATATATGTAGTAGCTGAGTTGGACTCGCAGTACCAATGCCTACGTTGCCAGTATTTGTTATGCGTAAAAACTCTCCAATTGATGACTTGTATATATGGAAGAAGTCACCAGCAAGACCCATATCCCAATAGCCAGTTGCGGCAGTATCTTGAGCCATACGCAACCCAGACCTACCAGTATATGATGAACTTGCAGCGTTATCCGTTCTAAAGGGAGTATGAGGATTATGGAGCATTATTAATGAACCAACGCCGCCGTCATAACTTCCAATTGTAGGATATTTACCTGTTCCCCAGCCAGAGTTCATAGTCAATAGACCCTCTCCCCAAGCGTCACTACCCCCTGTTCCAAATCGGATGTTACCTCTAACGTCAAGAAGTTCTCCCGGACTAGTAGTACCAATACCTACGTTGCCGCCATTAAGAATCGTCACTTTTGTAGAATTTGTAACGGCTTCATTTGCAGCCACGCTAGCTGTAGAAGTATTGAAGTAAATATCTCCAGAACTATTAAGTCCTACGTTTCCAGAAAATCCAGATGTACCAGCCGCCCAACCATTATTATAATACTGATTGAAACCTATAATTGGGTCACCATTTACAATGTATACAGGTCTAGTTGAACCAAACCTTGCGGTAGTATTACTATATCCAGCAGTGCGAACGTCCAAACCTGTTACTGGACTCGTCGTCCCAATACCGACGTTGCCACCGTCCGTAATCACCATCTTATAGGTTGAATCAGTACGGTTGTACCACCCCATAATACCGGGCTGTGCGCCCATTGACCACAAATTAGAATTAGCAGACTTAAAGTCAAACCAGTGTCCTCCATTTGAAGAACCCTCCATAAAGATTCCTTCATTTGCTGAAGATACCACGTGAAGCCTTTTTGATGGACTAGTCATCCCA